TCGGATATTTAAAGCATCAATATATTCTCCGTCCGGGATAAGTCTCTCATCCACGACTTTGTTCATGCGACCCGCAATGAAATTCCTTATAGTATTTGCCATATTACTTTAACCATTTGTCTTTGCCACGCATGTTCATTAACAAACGGCCCGGATGAATATTACTTAGACGAATTTTAGCATTGCGAAGTAACGCAGCTTTCTCTTTGCGTGCTCGCGATACAATATACTCTTGAACACCTAACTTAGAGTTAAGTATAGAGTAGCGAATATAAGCATATACAAATTCCTCAAACAGTTTGTTAATAGTTACACTAGCGTCATTTCCGTTCTCCATACCATCAGACACGTACTCAAGCGTTACCAATTTATTGTTCATACCTGAACTAAAATTAATTACACCTCCCTTTTTATCTATAGAAAAAGTAGGGTTAACATTTGCCGTTTCAGTATTTAATCCAAATCTTGCACCTATTCCATAAGAGAAATACCAATTACCTTCAAATTCCCATCCTTCCGTTCCGTTGTAAGGACTATTAGAATTAAGGTATATACTTCTTTTACCTCCTGTAATACGCTGATAAGACATATCAGAGAACTCAGGTTTTAAAACATTTCCATCTTGGTCAAATAAAATCTTTGAAGCATTGTCTTGTATATAAGCATTGCTCCAATTGGTTTGGATATTTTCCGTTAAAGGAAATAACAAGCCGTCTCTATACTCTGAAATACGAACCCAATTAACGTAGTCCTGAGGGAGGATATACCTCAAAGCCTCACCTACGGATAGCTCAAGGATTTTAACCTCTTTAAAGGCATCGTAATTGAGCTCCATGATAGCTCTCTTAGCATGGAAGAGAACTTTAAATCTGTCTTCGTTATTTACAAGAGAGTGGTTTCCACTGTAAATCAACATAAAGTTGTTTACAATATCCGAGAGAGAGACGAATTGATACGACCCCCAATTTTCATTAGTAGGCATAGCACCTTCATTCTCGTAATAACTATAATCTGTGATATACGGCATTATGCTTGTTGTTGAAGGTTTTTAGTTTCTTCAGCCTGTGCGTATGTATACACATCCATCTCTCGAATAGATATACCGCACATCTGTAAGATTAAATTTACTAACTGTGGTTCATCATCAATAGGAATCTCAAAGTCTTGGAAGTCAGCTTGACTATCGTCAAACACAGGCTCTCCTCCTGTAATTACAGAATATGTCCAATTGGGGTCAAAAGGATAGCGGATATATTGCGCTTGAACTTGATTAGCTGCATTAATAGTAGCAGGGAAAACAGTTAAAAGATTACCTTCAATAGTATAAGCAGGAAAAACTGTAGTAGGTGCTAGTAACATAGAGTTATTTAGCATAGTGATTTTACTATGTGTAACAGCCTCTGCCTCTCCTGTAAATACCGAAGCAGCGGTAAAGCATAAGACTTTGTTTAAAAGGTAGAAGTCATCTGAAGTAGTTGCTATAGAAGGAAGGTTATATACATTAGTTCCCGGAGTAACAATAGATAAATTATTTGTAACAGAGAAGATATCTATAGACTCTGAGATACCCTTAGAAGCATCAGCATACTCAGTGCCTGACATACGTGCATTCTCTTTGTTTAAAGCGTTATTGTAGTCTGAGAAATAGTTCTCAAAAATTGTAAGCTGTGCTTGTTTAGCAAACAAGTTAAAGTCTGCCGGAGATATATACCCATAATTATTCTTATTGAGTACGGACAAGACTGTGTTTCTAACGGAATTTATCATGAGTAAACCTTTCCTCAAAGATAGACAAAAAAAAAGAGCCACTAATAGCAGCTCCTTTCTAATATGTATTGTCAGTAAGTACTCTTAAAATGCAGTAACTGCAACATCATCAACCTCTTCTCCCATAGGGACAGCTACATCCCATACAGGTCGTGTCCAACTTGTTTGAGCAGCTTGTACACATGCAGCTTGGATAGCTGAAACCATGGCAAAAGTAAAATTAGCGCTGTTAGTAACAGAGTAGTGATAGGTAGCGTCATCAGAGCTATAAATTTTAACCTCACTTGCGGTTGCAAGTTCAGCGAATAATCCTTGGCCTACAGGTATTAGCGCTTGCTTAGAAGCGCCTGTTTGTATACGAATATATTTTATCATGGGAATACAGTTAATGCGATTGAAGTTACGACAACTCCTGAAGGTATTTGAACTTCAACTTCAGAGTTTTGCCAAGTAGTTGCAGAAGCTCTTTCTAAAGCTGTGTTAATGTTTACAAGCAATACTGCTGTATCTGCATTACTTCCTGTTGTTACCAATTTGTAGTGATACAGAAAAGCATTTTGGTTATAAAGCCTTGTTTCTGTTGCATCTACCTTATCCGCAAATAAGCCACTCCCGACGGGAACGTTATGAACACCTGCGGCAGTGTTAAATTTAAGGTACTTTTGCATCTTTAAAAAATTAGATGATTAATAAAAACCAAATATACGCATAAAAAAAGGGACGCAAATTGCGTCCCCTTTAGTTCTATATGTAGTAAACCTATAGGTAAGACTCAAGAGCCTTTAAAGCTTCTACACCTTCATCGGTAATAAAGTATGACTCACATGCCGTCAAAGACTCTTCTCCGAAAGGAATGGTAAGCATTTTCTTTTTGCTTGCTGCGGTATTAAACCACACCTCAGACTTATTACGTCTATAAGTTAAAAGAGATTTGCTAAAGAAATTTTGGATATTAGACTGCAACTTTAGATGCGGGTCATTAACAATTTCTAAAAACCTCTGTGGGTCATGGCGAGCCTGAATTAAAAGGTCTCTACGTAACTCAGATGTAGTTAATGTAGATGGGTCTATACCATACATTACACGGGCTACATTTTCTGATTGCTCAATACTTAATGCACGGCACTCAATTAAAGCGTCTACTTCATAGTTTAAAGTTTCCATCTCTTTAGCAGCATCGCGCTCAAGATTAATCTCCACGAATCTACCTCCATTTAAAGGATGAAGATGTAGGAACTTTTGTAAAGCAGGGTTGTTTTCAGGTACGGTTAGCATGCCATCAATAAAAACAATAGGTTCCACTACTACGTGTCCGTCTTGTTCATCTACATAGATAGATTGTTGGTTGGCTGCATAACGAATCTCTCTATTAACTTTTTTGACATCGTCAAACTTAAGCATAGGTTGTCGTTTGTTTCCTCCGGGACTAATGTAGGTGGAGAGAGGGGCTGCATTATTTGTTAATTTATAAGCCCTAGTTTTTGAAACTGATTTGTTTTTCATAAAGATTAGATTAAAATTAAAAAAAATAAAAGGACGAGGGTTTGAACCCTCGTCCCATTATCATATATATATTATTGCTCGAAGATAAAGAAGTTATTCGCTCCTAAAGTGCATACTGCACGCTCAGAAAGGAAATGAACTTCCATAGCATCAAGCCCGCTGTTAGACGCTCCTCCTGCAGAACCTGTAATCCAAGTCTTGTAACGACGGTCTTCAGTCTCAGACGCACGGTAACGCACGTGTAAGAATGGACGCTTCGCGTTCTTTCCTAAGATTTGGTCATACACAGAAGTTGAACCTGCAGGTACTAAAAGACCATCAATAGTCCCGCTTGCTGCTGCTCCATTCAATCCACCACGCATAGTTGGGTCGTTGAGGTATTTCCAATCAGACTTGTAGAAGTCATATCCACGACGGAATCCTGTGAATCCGAGGTTTAATGCCATCTCCTTATCGTTATCGAATAGACCATATGAAGTACCACCTGCTCCGTAAGAGTTTTGTGCAGCTAACATATCGTCAATTTGGAATCCGAAGTTACGGTTAACAAAGACAACGTTCTCTTCAATAGCTCCTTGCTTGTCAAGTCTGCTTATGATAGAATCCCATCCCGCTAAATCTACCGGAGGGCCTCCTGTCCAAACGTTTCCACGCTGATTAACTACGTAGAATACACCTTCAGAACCTTTGTTTCCAACAGATGTAGTCGCAGTAAGAGCAGCTACTCCTGAACCTACTTCAGCAGGAACGGCTTCAATCATTGCAGTCTCCAAGTAATCGTCGAAACGAAGACGAGTCTCATGCTCAGACTTTAGGTACCATAGGTATCCATCAGCTCCATTCTCTGTAGTTACTTCTACCCATCCAATCTGTGCCATATCAGAACCTGATACTGCATACTTATCTTTAATGATAATAGGTGAGTTATTGAAGAATACATCGTCAGCTTCTAAAGAACCTTCCATAGCTACAGAACCTTTTCTGAACTCAGAACCGTAGATGAAGATAGTATACTGAGTTGCAACCGTTGTTGTAGTAATACCGTCTGCACGATAAAAAGCCACAACAATTGTGTTTGCTGTTGTATCTGTTACAATCGCCTTTAAAGACTGAGGCGTATTTGCTCCATCCTGAGACTGAATAAATACAGTCTGACCTTTACGGATAGCTTGAGTAGCTCCACCTGAAAGGGTAGGGTCAAAGTTGCTATTCGGGATAGTAAACGTAGCTACGTCTGAATTAGTAAGAACTGCAGTAGTACAGTTAGTATACTTGATATGTAAACGTCCTTGTTCTGCCCACTCGATGCGGTCAGAGTTAGAAGGCATCTCAGCTCCTACCATACGTAGGAAAGAAGCGAGTGTTCGGTTACCGTAACGTTCAAATTCTTTCTCGTATGTATCAGGAAGATACTGATTCAAGAAATCGAAGTTGGTAATATAATTCGTTGAGGTCGGCACCTGTTGGGCACTCGGTTGCAACGCATATGTTGGGTCGGCTTTTACGCTCATAATAGTTTTAAATTAATAATTAATTAAGTAGTACGTCGTGCACTGCTTATTTTTAGGCCTCGTCCTGATGCAGGGGTTACAGAACGAACTTGCATGCCCCCTTTAGAAGCTGAATTTTGTGGAGCACCACGTTCAGACATATTGATATTTTTTGTCTTACGCATAACTCCATCAACTGCCTCCGCTTGACCTTGCTCATAAAAGAACTTGGCAAATTTATCGGGGTTCATTGCTATCGCTAGTGACCTGTGGTAACCCACGGCATCCTTGACTAAGCCTTGCTCATCTACGTATCGGTTTATCCAATTCATAGGTGTTTCCTGTTGCTTCTTCATTTCAGTCCTATCTCCGGGAGAAAACGTGTAGGGTTGGTCGTTTATATTGAACTCAAAACCTTTGAACTCACTTCCAAATACTTCGTTTGTTTTTTCGTCAAACCAAGTCTTTCTACGCATTTGCTCTTCCTGAGCAGTCTTCGCGTTAGCGGTATATTGCTTATACTCAGCATACTCTTCGGAATTTTCTAAAGAAGGCGACCCAATAGACTCAAGGGGAACGCTGTATTTTTCTTTAGCATCTTCGAAGTATCTCTTCGCTTTTGCAATAGTTTTCTTTTTTGCTAGTCGGATTTTTCTAATGTCACCCTCATCATCGAGGTCTTCATCAAAACTATAATCCTCCATCATAGCATTTATATCTTCCTCATCAAGTCCTTCTTCCGTTGCCGTTAGATATTCTTTGATAAGATTTTCGGGATTCATAGTGTCATAGTCTTTGTTTAATTGAACAAAGTCTTTTACACCACGGCCCGTTTCTTTTTTATACTTAAAGAACGCTGACACCTCTTCGTCCATTTCTCCGGACTCTTCTCTCGCCTCTTTTAAATCGTCTAGAGAGTTTATATCTCTTCCTAGTCTATCACTAATAATAGATAGAAGTTCGCTTTCTTCCATCTGTGGTTTCTCTATTACAGGTTCTGCAACCTCTTCAGAAACCACCTCTTCAGGAGTACCATTTAAACTTTCCTCATGCTTTTCAAGCAATGAAGATTCAATTTCGGCAGCAGACTTTTGCTCACCTTCTTCTACAAGACGTACTTTCATTTCCATATGATTAGATTTTTCTCAAAGTTACACTAAAAATATTCTAGATTTATACTTACCTTGGATTAAACTGAGCAAGGTCAAAACCATCTAAGCTATCTTCATTAGATTCAAAACTCTGTGCAGGTAAATTATTTTTCCTTTGATTGATAAGCTTAGACTGTTGAGTATTTTGTTGACTAATCCTATCAGACTTTGCTGCTTCTTTTTGAGTGTCTCTAGTTTGGATATTATTTTCAACCATACCTTTCACTTGCATCTGATACTGAAACTCAACATCCATAAGCTGTTGCTTGAGTTGAGCCTCGTTATTCATCTTCTCAATATCAAAAGCTACCTCAGCCTGTTTAAGCTGCATCTTACCTTGAATCTCCATTTGACTCTGCTGCATAGCCATCTGCTGTGCCATCTCTTGAGACTTAAGAGCTTGCTGAGATTGCATAGCTTGCTGTTGCATCTGCATCTGCTCTTCACGGTCTTGTTTAGCTATACGCTTCATTTTAAGAAGTTGGTTAGCTAACTTAAGATTTCGTATCTCACGGATATCAATAGCATCTTCAAGGTTGATATCTCCTTTAGAAAGTGCCATATTGATATTGGCTTCAAGTTGTGCTTTCTGCTCTTCGTCAGGAGCTATTTCAATAAAGATTCCAAAGTCATATATATACAAGTCATTAATATCCTGAAGGATACTAACATTATATTTTCCAATCTGATTGGCAAACTCCTCTTTAAAGTCAGCATACTGTAAGATATCTGACACCCTATACGTTAAGCTTTCAGCTAAAGTCCTATACATATATAGACTTGCATCTAAGATATGTCGTGTAGCAGTATTAGAATTTAAAGCAGCTAATTTCTGCACTCCAACCAAAGAGTACGGGTCAGGGGTAGAGCCATCACGAGCTTCATTAAGTCCCGTAACATCACGAATCATCTGAAGATAGTGATTCATGTTTTGGATAAGCATCTGTGCTTTGCTTGCTCCTGAACTAGCCGTAAGCTGTGTAATAGGAACCTTAGCTTGGTTGTAATCTCCTTCTTGAGTATAGCTTCTTCCAATAACAGAACCTGTTTGAAAGTATAGCCTTAAAGCATCCTCAGGGTTATAGGCATTACCCGTTCCTAAATCCACTTCGTTTAGTCCGTCAGCATCTATATATACTCCGTCAGGAACTACTCTAGAAATTACTTGCTGTAGTTTTAAGTGTGTTATCTGAATTAAATCAGCAAAAGGTATCATCCTGCGAGTTAAAGACTCTATAACTCCCTTATACATACGAGGAGCCGAAGCCACATAGTTAGGGATAGCATACTGCGAAGCTGATTTAGGGCGAACCATATTTTCTGCTGCTTCCCACTTAAGAATAATATTTGTCCCCATAACCATTACCCCATCATACCATATATCTATAGTCTTCTCAATCTTTTCAAAATTCCCTTCATCCATCATGTCTTGGGGAGGATTAAATTGGTCATCTTTTTCAATCATACGAGATGCACCTCCTTCTAATATCTTCTTCTTATAGACAATTTTTTTAGTTGTCTTATAATTAAAGTACATCAAAGTCGTGGTATCACGATAGAATATATCGTTGTCATAATACTGAGCTACATTGTAGTAGTCATACCAACTTTGCCCACTTTTAGAAATCTCTTCTAAATCTTCTTTAGTAAGAGAAGGGTCTATCTTAAGGAGTTCTGTAATAGGAACATTTTTAATCTCTCCCCAATAGAAACAGTCTTTAAACTGTGGGTCTTCTGTATAACTATAGACCACATTTGCAGGGTCTACATAACTTAACTTAACTCCTGTGCCGGGTAAAAATTCGTGCTTGGATACCGATATACCTAAGACTGTTAAGTCATAGTCTAATCGTCTCCTAATGTCGTCATAGTGATTTGAATCAAAAATAGTGTTTATAGCTTCCTCCTCTGCAATTTCAATAGCAGGCTTATAATTAAGCTGCATATATAACTGTAGTTCTTCATCGGAAGTAGGCAACTCTTCAGGAGGCATCACAAAAGTATCTACCCCTGTTTTTTGTTGAATAGTTTCAAGTATAGGTTTAGCGGCCATCTGACCTTCAATCATATTCTGATACTTACTTCTTTTAGATTGAGACAACGCATCTTGAGCATATGCTTTAACTTTAAATAAGCGTTCAGACATACCATTAACAACGATATCCACAAACTTAGGAAGAATAGGTACAGGGGTCCAATCTAAATTTAGATAAGATAAATCTCCATCAACGGCAAGCTCGTTTTTGTATTTTGCAATAGACTGTTCTCCACGAGCATACAGACGCAACCTATTAAAATCACGTGCTTGAGTATAAAATCTACATTGATTACTCGTTTTCTTAAACCACTCATATTGAATAGCTTGACCAATCTGTAGTCCAAATTCCACTGTTGCTTTCTCTGCGTCAGACACAAATTGGCTAGGAAAACCTGCAGATGATATGTTTACTTTGACATTTTTCATCTAATTATCTCACTTGTTGTTCCATGATTTTTATACTGAGCGAAGGTAAGGCTTAATTTTTTCGTCTTTTGTACAGGAGTGTATAGATGTTTTTGATTTGCCATAATAGCTAGTCCTGAACTAATAGTAGCGTCATATGCCGTTCTATTACTTATATCAAACTTGGCCCAATCCTCAAGTGTTCTTACAAAAGGCATAGTACCCATGTCATCAGAATCTCTAAACGTACCTTCTAAATCTAATCCTATATGCTTCTCTATATATGACTCTATAGCTGAGGCATGAGCTTGTTTTATATCCTCCGAAGAGTTGGGCATCCCTCCTAACTCTCGCTCAGTTTTGGAGAGTTTATTAAAATGCTTATCAGGACGATTCATACAAAATCCTCTGTACCCTCGGTTTTTAAAGTGATAAAGAAGTCTAGGTTTGTTATTCTCTATAAGGATAGGCATCCCATAAAAGACACAAGCCATAAGGACTTCTTCGAAAAATATCTCTGCCGTCTGAGGTCTCGCTACATACTCTAAAAAAAACTCATTGGTAGGAGCTTCGTCCATATGAAACTTTGTCATTCCGTGAAGAGCTCCATTAGAGCCTCCCCCTCCTACTACTCCTGATATATCGTAAGAGTCACACCCAAAAGACCCAAGGTGTTCATTACCGGGGTATTTAACCGCTCCCCTTGTCTCTACTCTATTTTGTAATGTAGGGTTAGGAGTCCATCCTACTTTAAACCTACCTCTATTGTCAGGATAGAAAACTACTTTAGAATCTATCTTTCCATCTTTCCATCCAAAAGACCCTTGAGTAACATACTGTTCTCGGATTAAAGACTCAGCGTAGTCTAACTGCTGATATATTTTAGTGAGGTTAAATAGAGAAGACTTACTCTCATCCCTAAAAGCATGCGACTCTGTGCGAGGGAACTGTCTGTAAAATTCATTCAAAGCGTCAGGGTCGTTCTTTAAAGACTCCACCTCAGCCTCCCAATACGTTAACGCTCCCGACTTAATCATTATATCGTCTATACCTTTAACAGGTTTTGTGGGTTTATCTACTACAGGCTCTCCAAATCGGTCAATAAACCCCTCCATATTATATTCCATAGGGATAAATAAAGAGTATAGTCCACTTTTAGTCTGACCGTTTCCGTTGCGATTTTTTGCATTTGAGTCTTCATATAACTTCTTAAAGTTATCCCCTCCTTTATTTAAGGCATTAGAAGTAGAACCCATCAAACACTTCCCTATAATTCGGCTACCCAAACGTAAACATGTTTTCGTAACACGCCAATTGTTTAAGATATTATTTGGCTTTATCCATTTACCGCTCTCGTCATGTACAAGGAGCAATAGCTTCTCTCCATCATAGGAGTTATCGTCTGTATTCTTCCAATCAATAGTGGTATCCAATCCATCCAACTCATCAATAGATAGTAGATGCATATTCTTTTTTGTAATCTTAGAGGCAGGTATCCTAAACGCTAACTCAGTTTTAGGTTTGTCCATACCATCTTGTATAGGCTTAAAGAAAAAAGGTAACCTATTGGCTATAGGGACAACCTTATCGGTAAACATCTTCTTGGCATCAGAACCTGTTTTAGAAAGTATCCCTACCCTAGCGTCATTAGCTAAAGTTCCTGTATTTACACACTCTGAAGACCCCATAAAAGAAAATCCTGAACGCCTGATTTTTAAGTACGACATCCCAAAACATCGGGTGTCAGCTTTACAAGCTTCCCAATATATAAAGAACACCCTATTCGCCTCACGAAAGTCAGGAAATCCTATATCTATAGTAGCCCATTGTAGATACATATAGTGAGCACCCGTGATATAAGTAGGGATGCCATTGTTCATAAACCAATAGCCATGCTCTCTTTGGTCAAACTCTGCTTCAATATAATCTATCCACCTATCTTTAAATACTGCAGGCATTTCATTCCATTGAAATATAGAAGCTATCCTAGATAAAGGTTTCGGGAGAGGGGTGCGTTTCCAATACTGTGCCTCTTTTTTTTCTTCTTTAGATATATCTTTCGGTACAGGAGGAAGTCCTATATTTATACCTGATACATTTATTACCTCTCCTAACTCTCCTGAAGTAGAGATAATGATAATGTCATATTTAGAATTATATCCATATTGCCATGTTTTTGCACGGTTTTTATTAGACATAACATTAGTAGGTACTAATTTATGTACCGTCGTATATAGCTTATTTTTTTGCTCTTTGTTCTGCAAATCCCTGTTTACTATCGGTGCGACTTCCGCTACTACTTGCTAAGTTAATGTTTTCTTGCTCCACTTCAATCTTAGCCAATATATCAAAAGCATCAAATATGCATAGCTTTTTGGTAGCAGCAGCATTTTTAAGTCTATCCGCAGCCAACTCATCCTCAGGGTCAGGCTTTATAATATCCTCTAAAGCAACCTTTATCAATTGCTCTACAGCACGTTTCCCTGCTGCAATTATCTTTATCTTAAGTTCATTAGATTCCATTTGCCATAGTTATCTGATGGTCATATATCCTATACAACTTCTCTCCATCAATGTTAAATACATATTCTGAATCAGGAGTAAAAGATATCTTAGTTCCTTTTTTCACTCCTTGACTAAGGAGGTATTTATTGGTGTATACCATCTTACCCATAAGAGGCTCTTCAGTGCCGGGTTTAGACAACAAAGATTTCTCTACAGGAATAGGTTTAACGAAACAAAACCTGTCATGGGAATGCCATGAGCCATCTTGCTTATATAAGAAAAATTGGTCTGCATCTACAAAGAAGAGGTCGTCACGGAAAAAACTCTTCCCGCTTTTTCTTCTACCCTTTATATCGTTATAGAACTTAAAGACATTGTGGTGTACAAGCAAAGTGTCTCCTATTTTAATAGGACCATTATACCCTATAGGCAATTCTTTTACTATAGCCTCACGATTGGATGCGGAAGCATCTTCTTCTGAACTACTTATAATAAGGTCTATCCCTCCAATTTTTTTCGTATTGGAGTAGCGCCTACCTAAAGAAGGTTGGACGATAAAATTAAAAGGTGATTTCATTAAAAGTTTATGTTGTACTCAATAGAAACAGGCATCGTCTCACGAAACTCTTTCCATAAGACAACAGTCTCTTCTCTTTCTATCCAAATTAAAATTGAATGGGTATCTTCTTCATGCCGTATATGATGAATCTTATACGCTCCGCTTAAAACAGCTTGCCCTACAATATAGTGCATAGCTCCACCTTTATAGTCAGGTCCTACAGATATTTTCCTAATATCTCGATTCATACAGGGACAGCAGATATAGTTAAATAGTCTACAGAAACTATAGTAGCAGCTGTAGGAGCTTTAGCGTATACTTCAATAAAATCTCCCGTACTCATAAATTGCATAGCCTGTAAAGTCCCTGTAGTATATAAGCTAGAGGTAGCCTCTATCTTCTGTTCAGAGTCTGTAATTATATTAGTTCCATTATATAATGCAAATTGTGCTATATCCCCTACAGTCCAACCGTTTATAGTAAAAGTAACGGTAATATTAAACGTTTGGTCCGGAGAGCCATCATATCGTATCTTAGTCTGATAACCCGCTGCATTATTTTGAGTGGTCCATAAACTTGCTGTTACATTCGCTAGAAGATAGTTTAACCCATACCATTGTGTTATTACAGGTAAAGAGGTATTCTGTCCTGCCATATTCGCTCTTGCCCCTATATATGCTTTCGCTGCAGGAAGAGTATAGGTAGTAACATCAGTAGCTGTAACGTGGCCTGTAGCATTGGTAGTAGCAGATGATATAGCTGTAAATGTCCCACCATAAGCAAGTGCGGTAGGTGTAAGAGGTGTATCAGTTCGAGCTGTGTCGTCGTGTGTGATAGAGATGACCTTATTCTCAGAAGAAATAGGAGTTGCTGCTAGTGTTGTTATGTATGTACCCCCGTTAAAATTAACACCATCTTCATCAGAGATTGTCAGTGGACCACCTGAGTCTGCGTCTAAGTTCCAAGTTGATGTAACTTGATTCCCCCATGACGTAGCTGTTCCTGTACTTAAAAGCACCTGATTTGCCGTTCCGCTACTACCTGCAGAGTCAATGTAAAGCAAGTTGTTTGTTATACCTGCTGTAGCCGTTAGGTTTGCAGTAGATACCAATGCTGAATTGACTATATTGGTAGAGTTAACGGTAGTTATATTACCCGTAGAAGAACCAAGAGTAGCTATTACTCCTGTAGTGGCCGTTAGACCCGTAGTAGCCACCGATGCTGAATTGGATATATTGGTAGAGTTGACAGTGGTTATATTACCTATAGTACCATTAACCGTAGTTGCGGTCATAATACCCGTAAGGTTAATGTTATTGGTAGCTGTATTGCCAACAGCTAATACCTCCGCTAAATCAATAGACGATTCAGCAAGAGATATTATGCTAGCAATAGTGTAGTTCTTGGTTATATTAGAATCTTCACTATCGGTTCCAATAAGTAAATCAGCTGTATCTACAACTGTATCAATTGGGTATGTGCTAATCCGAGCCATCTTCTTTTCGTGTTATTGCTCCTGTTTGAACATTAACACTAACATCCTTGC